ATTTTGATTCGGTCGGGTACTCTTGACGGACTAATTGATGACAGATTCACAGGAGCAAAACACTTCTGGTCTGCCGTGGCTGTTGATCGCCCACGTAACCAGAAGAAGCTTGATGAGAATATTGAGACATATTATCCGGAGGGTGACTTCAACGATGAAGAAAAAATTGAATATCTTGTAAGTTTAACTGGCGTATTCCCTATGGAACGTGTTATAACTGGTGAGGTTCTTAGGAAACTACAAGAGCTTCGCATTCCTCCACTTGGAGAATACGACCCAGACCTTTTAATTTCGTGGTTTATTCCTCGCAAGATTATTCCAAAGAAAACTAAGAAGGGTAAGGATTACTGGATTGTTGAGTGTATTGATGACACAAGCACAACCACTAGAGTTAGATGCTGGGGTGTTGACCCCAAGAGAGACAAGATACATCTAAATCATCCCTATATGGCCAAGCTTGACTATAGTCCCGATTGGGGATTCTCAACAAGGGCGGTCGGTAGAACTTTTAAGATGTTGGGGTAAAGATGAGCGAGACAAGAGAGATTGTTATTGAAAGCAAGGTATATGGAAAGCATACTGTGCTTATTGATGAAGAAGATTGGGAGAAGGTTTCCCAACACCATTGGTTTTTCCAAAGTAATGGTAAAGGGGTATTATATGTGGGAGCGAGAATCCCTCATCCAGACGGTGGGTATTACATAGCCCCCTCTGATGGAGGTCGTAGAGCTAGAAAAAAGACAATACTCTTGCATCGTGTCATTATGAATCCACCGCCAGGATATGTAGTGGATCACAAAAATCACAACACCCTAGACAACAGAAAGGTAAATTTGCGTGTTTGCACGCCCTTAGAGAACGGGCGCAATATTAGACAAAAGAAAAATAGTGCGTGCAAATATAAAGGAGTGTATAAAAGTAGTAAATATGGTTGGACTGCTCAAATACGAGACACGGAAGACGCAAAAACAAGACACATTGCTGCGTGTGCATCGCCAGAAGAGGCAGCTTTGGCTTATGACGCAGAGGCGATTAAGCGCCACGGAGAATTCGCTTACATAAACTTTCCCGATGGACCCTCGCAAGAAGTTTTAGATTTGGTTGAAGAGGGAAGAAAGAGGGCTGAGGCAGAAAAGCATCAATCCTGGGGGCATTATAGCGGTCAATTTCGTGGCGTTTCCTTTGCCCCGCAATGCCGTTCCAAATGGCGAGCCCGCCACCGAGGCGAATTCTTGGGGAGATACGACACCCCCGAAGAAGCCGCAAGAGCCTATGATAAAAAAGTAATAGAACTATATGGCGAATACGCTTACTTAAACTTCCCAGAAGAACACAATAGAAAGGAAAGCAAATGATAGCAGACATTATTGTAGATCTCCAATATGGAGATTGTGGAAAAGGCAAAGTAACTCATACTCTACTGGAGAACGGGGATTACACACACTGTATTAGATACAATGGGGGATGTAACGCAGGTCACACTATTTATCACAAGGGTGAAAAGTTCATCACCCATCACATCCCTGCGGGAGTCTTTTGGGGAGTCAAGTCCATCATTGGTCCCGGTTGCGTTGTAAATCTAGAAACCTTTTATAAAGAGATTGAAGAACTAGAAAGCAAGGGAGTTATCTGCAATGGCTTGGTTTTTATTGCAAAGGGTGCTCATATTATTACTAATGAACATCTCGCGGAAGACGCATCAGACAGTAAGATTGGTACCACCAAGCGTGGGAATGGCCCAGCTTACCGTGATAAATATGCGCGCAAGGGAGTTCGAGCGGAGGATGTCCCGGAACTAGAAAGGTACCTAGTTGACATTTACCAGGAACTACATAATGAAAAATATGAAGCAATCGCGCTCTTTGAGGGTGCTCAAGGGTTTGGTCTTGATATCGACTGGGGTGACTATCCTTACGTTACTAGTAGCCACTGCACCACTGCGGGAGCTATGCTCAATGGTATCCCACCCAGATCGGTAAGGCATGTTTGGGGCGTAGCCAAATGTTATGAGACCTATGTGGGAGCGAAGAAGTTTGAAACTTCCGCCCAAATTTTTTCACAAATTCGAGATGTTGGGCAGGAATACGGTGCAACTACAGGCCGACCAAGGCAATGTAATTGGCTAAACATCGACCTTCTAAAGAAGGCAGCCAAGATTAACGGAGTAACAAATCTAGTAATCAATAAGATGGATGTTCTCCGTGAGGTCGGTGCATGGACAGTTCGTGATGATCGTGGTATTATTGAAGCCGTGCCTAACGAGGGTCTTTTTAGGCGCTTTCTGAAGTCGCAAATCCCTGACAACATTGCTGTTTATTTTTCGGAAAGTCCACACACCATTTGACATTGATAGACAAATAAAATATAATTCAAATTAAGGAGATGAAATGACAATGACTATCGAATCTATAGGAGAGATGCAGCCACGCTCTGAGGAAGAGAAGAAGGCTGAGAAGATGCTAGAGTATATTCGCTCTCTAAGGGCAATTGAGGATGCAATGGAGCCGTATAAGGAGCAGAAGCGCGAGCTACGTGCTGAGTTCAAGGAGCAGGGCTGGCTAACGCCCGATGAGATTAGTCTGACGGTAAAGGCATATCGAATGATGAAAGCTGATGTTGACATCGACCAATTCATTTCAATCTATGAGGGCCTTGCAACGAGCACTGGGAGGGTACAATGATTCTTGAATATGCGAGAATGCGCTATGAGGCAAAGCCTCCTACTCGTGCAAACCCAAGCGATGCTGGACTAGACATCTACTTTAATCCTGAAAACCTTAAGCCGGTGACGATTCAACCTGGTGAAAGTGCTGTACTTGAAACTGCCTATCGCTTTGGAGTGCCTCACGGATATATGCTCGAAGTAAAAAATAGGTCCGGACTGGCGTCCAAACGTTCTCTGGTTGTGGGTGCTTGCGTTATTGATGCAGGCTATGATGGGGAGGTTCTGATCAACCTTCACAACATTGGTACAGAGCCCCAGGAGATTAAGGTTGGCACGAAAATTGCGCAAATTGTCATGGTTCCTGTCGTTCACTTTCGGGCCATTGAAAGCCATGGTGGTGAACTATACAACTGGTATCCGATTGCAATGACTGAGCGTGGTGCTGGCGGGTTTGGTAGCACTGGGTCATGAACCGTAAGCAAAGGCGAGCAGCCAAAAAGGAGCTGAAGAAGCAACATGGAGTTGAGGAGGAAATGGCTGAAAAGATGTTCCTCTTCAGCAAAATGCCTGATGAATGCTCTGCCTGCACGAAACCATTTGACAAGAAGGATAGAGAGATGGTAATGTCTTGGAGTGTCGTCGTTAGAAATGATGACGAGACAGTTCGCCTTTATTGTCCCACTTGTTGGGAGACAGCACAAAAGGTTGTCGCTGATTTTCATGGAGTAAAAGATGAAGATGTATAAAGAAGCACTAAGTTATGACGATGTTCTACTGGTTCCACAGTATTCAGATATTGAAAGTCGAAGAGAAGTCTCTCTTCAATCTCAACTTGGGCACTATATTCTGGAACTTCCAATTATTGCAAGCCCAATGGATACGATTGTTGAAGCAGATATGGCTATTGCAATGGCAGACCTTGGAGGGCTTGGGGTTATCCATAGATATAACACAATTGAAGAGCAGGTTTCGATAGCATCCAAGACGGTTATGCAAGTAAACAACAATTCTGTTGCTGCTGCAATCCCGATTAGTGGAGACTTCGTTGAGAGGGCCCAGGCGCTTATGCAAGTTGGTGTAAAATTCATGTGTGTTGATGTCGCACATGGAGATCACATCATGATGAGAAACGCACTGGATACTTTAAAGTCTAAGTTGCCAGGCCATGTCCATGTCATGGCTGGTAACGTTGCTACTCAAGAGGGGTATGAGAGGCTTGTTGAATGGGGCGCCGACTCTGTGCGTGTTGGAATAGGCGGAGGCTCTATTTGTTCCACTCGTATTCAAACCGGACACGGTGTTCCGACACTTGCCTCTGTTATTGACTGTGCAAAATCTCGTTACGCTGGCACCCATGCAATTATTGCCGATGGCGGAATTAAAACTAGTGGCGATATTGTAAAAGCAATTGGTGCTGGAGCTGATTTTGTGATGGTTGGTTCTCTTTTCTCAGGGACAACTGAGACACCTGGCAAGATTCTTATTAAAGACGACGGCTCAAAGGTCAAGGAGTATCGAGGCATGGCCTCCCAAGCTGCACAGATGGCATGGCGTGGTCGCACCTCTTCTCTTGAGGGTATTTCAACCTTTGTCCCATTCAAAGGCAAGGTGAAGTATATTGTTGATGATCTTGTAAATGGAGTTCGAAGCGGGCTCTCCTATAGCGGGAGCCGTAACGTCGAAGAATTTCAGGCGCGGTCTCACTTTATTCAGCAAACGCAGGCTGGTCAATCTGAGAGTTCGACCCATATTCTTAAGCGATGACAAGCAAAAAAATGTCTAAAGAACATGATCGCAAGGTTGTATTTTACGATACAACCAAGCGTCATGCTGACCTGAGAATTAGATTGGACTATGACGGCTTTACACAATCTGAATTTTTTCGTGTGATGGTGACTGGGTATCTTGAAAGTGACCCAAGAATCACAGACTACATTCATGATTATAAGGCAGAGAAGAAGATATTTCGTAAGCAGGGCAAAACTTCTCTTAGAAAAACAAAAGCCCTTTACGCAGAAGGACAAGAGACCAAAAAGAAGTTTGGGCTCGACGAAGATACAATAGAAAGTATCTTTGATTTACTAGAAGAGGAACACCCAGAACTATGAGAAGTTGTAAGGTTGCTATAATAATGAAAAATAAATCTTGCGAACAATGTGATTGCAGGATGTGGATTGATTATGAGGAGGATTTAAATTGCACATTGATAGCCGCAGAAAAAAACGGCCCAATGAATTTGAGAGAGGTTGCAGACAGGCTTGGTATTAGCTTTGTTAGGGTCAAGCAGATACAGGACGCAGCTATACAGAAACTTGCCCTCAAAAAACAAAGTTTAAAGGCTTTTTGCAAGTTGAGTTGATACTTATTGTATATAGGCAGACTTAAGTGGTGATAAATAGTAGCTTTTGTTTGCCAATATACTATTTATTGATTGAAACCTAAAATAGGAGAAAAAACATAATGAGCAAAAACAATCTTTTAAATGAGGGAACCGTTCGCCGCTTTATGAAGCTTGCGAATGTTGACTCCCTTTCAGATACCTTTGTCGAGAAGCTTACTGAGACAACCACAGAGGAGACCGTTGAAGAGGGCACCGTTGATGAGATGACATGTAGTGGCAATCGTGACGACATGCGCCGTGATGAGCCCATGGAAGAAATGTATGGGATGGTCGATGGTGATCGTGATGACGACGAGCCCGCCATGGATGTTGAAGTTGACGTTGGTGAAGAGGACGAAGCTCCTGTTGACGATGCCGCTGATAATGATCTTGTTAAGCTTGCCACGTCAATTCTCGATGCAGTCCAAGATGCCGTCAACTCTGTTGTCCCCGGCCTAGTATCTGTTGACTCCGATGAGGAGGA